TTTTACCTGAAAACTCAAGCAGGATGGAAGGAAACCACAGCGACTGAACACACAGGCAAAGACGGCGGGGCAATCGAAGTTACAAGCATTGAATTGATAGCTGGGACTGATGACAAAAGTAACGGTTAAGCTTCCACCAAAACTTATCCCGGTTTTCCTTGGTGATGCTAGATACCGTGGGGCATTCGGTGGTCGTGGCTCTGGTAAGTCTTTTTCATTTGCCAAGATGCTTGCGGTTCGTGGGAAAATGAAACCTATCCGTATACTCTGTGCCCGTGAATTACAATCGTCAATAAAAGAATCAGTCCATAACGAGATCGTCGCCGCCATAAGTTCCGAGCCTTGGCTTGATGACTCTTATGAATACGGAGAGAGTTTCATCCGTGGAACTAATGGTACTGAGTTTATATTCAAGGGGTTGCGCCACAACTACAAGGAAATCAAGTCAACAGCAGACGTGGATATATGCTGGGTAGAAGAGGCTGAGGCTGTTAGTGAGAAATCTTGGAGAACATTAATCCCAACTATCAGGAACAAGGGTTCTGAAGTTTGGCTGACATGGAATCCTGAAGATAAAGATACTCCCACCAATAGGCGTTTTAGGAAGAACGTTCCACCCCGCAGTAAAATAGTGGAACTAAACTACAAAGATAATCCATGGTTCCCTGACGAGCTTGAAGCGGAGCGTTTACATGATCAGCAATACAATATCGAAATGTACTCCCATATCTGGGAAGGGCAATATTTAGAAATCACAGAAGCGCAGATATTTCGAGATCATTACGATGTAAAGGATTTTGAAATAGATCACGAGTTTGGTTTTCCGTTGCTTGGTATGGATTTTGGCTTTGCACAAGACCCGACAACATGCGTAGAGTGTTATATTAAAGACGATATTTTATATATCCGAAGGGATTGCGGGCGTGTTGGTTTGGATTTGGACGACACGCCAAATTACATAATCGAGAGAATGCCCATGGCTAGTGACTTTGTGATACGTGCAGATAGCGCAAGACCTGAGAGTATAAGCTATTTGTCTAGGCATGGTTTGCCAATGATGGAGAGCGTCAAGAAATGGCCTGGTAGTATTGCAGACGGTATCAGCTTTATTCGTGCGTTCAAACGTGTTATAATACACACAGATGCGTGTGGTTGCGCTGATGAGTTTAGGAAGTACCAGTACAAAGTTGACAGTCGAACGGGTGATATTGTTCCCGTTCCTCTTGATAAAGATAATCATTACATTGACGCTGTAAGATACGCACTGGCTAACATGATAAGAAATGGCAAGTCAACAAACTACGAGGATTTACTATAATGTTTTGGAATAAGAACGAGCAAAAGAGCGGCAGTTACCAAGACGGACTAACCTCGCTAGGCAACCATCTTGCCAATTCACGGAACGCCGTTAATACAAACAAATTCACGCACCGAAAAGTTGACGATGCAGAGTTGCAGGCGATGTACAAACTCGGCATTGTATCAAAGATAATCCGGTTGAAAACTGGTTACGCATTAAACGACCCGTGGACTTTTGAGAATGAAAAAGAGCAGGGAATATATAATACACGCCTTGCCAAAATAGTTAAAACAGCCTGCCAATATCAACTTGGTTTCGGTCGTGGAGTGGTTTTAATTGCCAAACGTGGTGAAGATTTAAATACACCGATGCGTGGGACAGCCGACCTTTCTAATTCTGTGATCCACGTTTTTGATAATACCAAAGTAACTGTTTCTGGATATTCTCAAGACTTATTGAACGAACGATACTGGAAGCCGCAGACATACAATATTAACGGGCAATCTATCCACTGGACACGTATAGTTGATTTTACATACTACCAACCTTCCATTGACGATATGCCGGACTACGACTTTGCAGGGCTATCAGAAAGTGAATTGATATACGAACAGTTGATTGCTGACGGAACTATCTCAAGAGCCATGCCGTCAATACTGGAAAAAATGTCTACGATGTTTTACGGGATAAAAGGTTTTAAGGATTTACTACGGTCAAAGCAAGAGCAGGGTATCGTCGAGTTCTTCACACGCCTCGAAAATATGCGGTCAATCTACGGCGCAGGCTTGCACGATTCAGAAGACACGCCGAACGTTGTTAATCAGTCGCTTGCTGGATTAAAGGACGTTAACGAAACATCATTGAGGCGTGTGGCAATGGTTACAGGTTTGCCGATGCCTTTTCTTGTCGGCGAAGGTGTTAGTGGTTTGAATAGCTCTGGCCAGACCGAACGGGATACTTTAAACGACACAGTGAGCGCATATCGAAAAGATTATATATTCGACCCGGTAAACGAGTTATTAAGAAAATTCGGCATGAACAAGGTCGCAATAAAAGAGTCGAGCAACTTAAACCCTACCGAGCAGGTGAACTATGAAAAAGCCGTTATTTTGAATGCTAAGGAATTAATGCAGATGGGGCAAGACCATCAAACATACCTCGAAGAAAAGGGAATTGTTAAGCCTTTGCCGCTGTTTAGTTTTGATTTCAGCGAGGGTGATAATAGTGGCAATTAAACTAACAGCCGCAAAAGAAACAGAGCTAAAACCTGTACCATACCCAAATGGATTCGAGAAACAATTCGAGAACCTACTTGCTGGCATTACCAAAGAAGCGTCCAAGCAATACTTTAATAACACGATTAAGAAATTGAACGTAGGCACTGTTGAGAAGTTCGCTGATGCGCAGGTGGGTAATTGGGCTGTTGTTTTTAATCAACTAGACGCACGGGCGCAAAGGTCAATCCGTCAGCGGTTTAACAAGAAACGATTAAATGAAGAAGTGGCACGTATATTGAACGCTGTTAACCGTAATAACCAGATGAGTCTTTTCAATACCGTGGAAGACAAGATCGGTATTAGTGCGCAGGTGATGATAGCAAAAGAAGGTTTATCGCCGCAGATTAACGCACTAATAATTGAGACGCAGAAGTGGGTACAGAAAAACCTTGATGACAACCTTGCCTATTTCGCCAATAACTCGCTACGGATAATGGCAGAGGGTGCAAGCTACGATTCGTTAATTGAAGGTTTTGATATTGAGTCAGTTAAACAGGTTGAGCACTCACGATTTATAGCACGTAATCAGTTGGCTAGTTTTAACGGATTATCAAATAAAATCAGGGCGCAAAAGTTGGGTATCAAACAGGCTATCTGGCAGACCGCAGACGATGAGCGAGTTAGACCGTCACACGAAGCAAGAGATGGTAAAACTTATGATCTCGATAAAGGGTTGTATAGTTCTAAGGATGGTAAGTTTTTGCAAGTTGGTTCGGATTATTTATGTAGATGCGTCGCTAAAATGATTATACCGCAGGAGGATTAACAATGGCTGATACTTTACCGAACATCGAAATACCGAAAGAATCTGTTGAGCAACACGCAATGTTCCAGGGATTTATCGAGGGTGTTTACCTGTAAGCAACAAATATTGCATTTAACGCAATAGAAAAGTATAATGATTGCAATTAGTGCAATACTAAGCATAAAAACAGTAGGGGTTCAATGGAAAAAGCAATCTACAAAGGGCAGGAAGTTAATCTTCACGCTCCATTTGAGACACCGGATAAAAAGACCAAGTACGCTGTCTACGCTGAGAATACGAGCGGAGATATAGTTCTTGTCCGATTTAACGGTGAGCCTGTACGTATCAAGTCTTCTGACCCTTCAACACCTTCATATTGGAACTACAAAAAAGCAGGTTCAGAGTTCGGTGATTTTAACGCAATAGCATTTTTTGATTTCACAACCAAGAAAATCACCTCTGTTCGTGATGGTGTACAAGAATATCTTGGCGTTGAGTTGGGACTAGAACCGCCAGAAAAGATTTTCACTGTTTACAGACAGCCTGGCACAATATCGGCAATAGTCGGCATGTGTGACAATCTCCCAATAATCAACGACCATATTTCCCCAAGTGAAAAACCAACAGCACAACAAACAATTGGATTAATCGACAGCACAGAGATAGTTGACCAGTTCGACAACGATACATATTCAACACTGGTTTTACAGAATAAAGCAAACGTGAGCGATGAGATGCTGAAACTTGTTGATGGTGGCAAGAAACAATTCTCACTCGGTTATATTGCAAAATTAAAAGAGCATGATAGATACGATTTTGAGCAGTACGAAATTGAGCCACGACATTTGGCTCTTGTGGACTCTGCCCGTGGTGGGTCGGGTTTAACCTTTCAAGATAAAAAAGGAAAAGCTATGGACAAAGAACTAAAAGCGTTTCTGGATGCCGAGGGGGGAGGGTTCACAGCAAAACGACTGGCTGAATTACTGAACATCCTTCTCGAAAACATTCAGGAAGTGGAGGGTACGGAGTTTAAAAAGATAATTCCAAGCCTAGAGAAGGCTGTCGCCGTTGCTACTGGCTCAATGCAGTCAGAACCGGAAGATACACCGGAAGACATGCCAGAAGATGAAATGCTTGAGGATGAAGCACCAAAAGAGGAAATGCCTGCTGAGGACGAAAAACCCGTTGAAGAAGCAAAGGACGGTGAGAAATCATACTCGGACAAAGCTTTTATCGATGCCGTAAACAAGCAAGCGCAAATTATAGCAACCGAAAGACTCGCCGTTATTGACAAGGCACAAGGTCTTCTTTCAGAGTCTTACGATTTTTCCGATAAGTCAACCGTGGAAATTATGGCTGACTGTTTGAAAATGTACGGCGATAACGAGTTCACAGATTCAGAGCTTGCAACAGCTTTTAAAGCAATTGTTGCAGTAAATAAATACAAAGCATTTGGCGACGGTAAATCCGAAGCAGATGCAGTTTGGGAAAAGGAGATTTAAAAAATGGCATTTCCAATAACACCAAGTCTTGATGGTGCAAATACTCCTTCGGGACAAACTCAAGACATTTTCGCCAAGTTGATTTTATCAACTGACAAATTCGAGGACGGTTTGCAGATCGGTCGTTTTGCTAAACTCGATAGCGGTTCAATTGACAATCTCGACGCTTCCACAACCCCGGTAATTGCTGGCGTTGTTCTTCGATGTGTTACTAACGCAATCGAAGACGGTGATACTTACAAGGCTGATAACACCACAATGGTGGAGTATCAACGTGCAGGTGTTGTTACTGTCGAAGTCAAGGCCGGACAAACACCAACCGTATTCGGTGCAGTAACTGCTCATAACGTAGCCGATGCAGACGCAGGAAAGGCTCTCGCAACTGGTGGCGTTGCTACTGGCGCAGAGTTTCTTTTTCAAGTAACCCCAACCGTTTGGGCAATTCGCCTCAAATAAGGAGTAGGTAATGAAATTATCTCAACTTTATAACCGTGAGGCTTTCCAAGTATTCGCCGACTCGGTAAACAAAACAAAATTTTACGATGCAAGCGGTGTATTGCTCGCACGTTCACTCACTAAAGTAGACCCGACACTTATCGAAACCAAGTATCCTGAGAATGTTTTTCTCAATAGCGGTTTTGATGTTTCCAATATTGGTGGGTATGCAAACGCTGTTCAGACTTTGCGTGTGTCCGGTGCGGGTGAGTTTAAGACCGCAAACGGCTCGACCAATTCGCAGGGAATCATTTCGCTACAAGGTGAAGATTCAACTATCAAGGTAACTGAGCGAGCGGCTACTACTGTTTGGACTGATACCGAGGTACAACAAGCGGCAATGGAAGGTTATAATATTGCTTCTCGCTACGTAATGGAAGTTGACCGTATTTACAAGCAAGACTTGGATCGTTCCGGTCTTGTCGGTTTGGAGACTGGACAATACGGTATTCTCAATAGCCCTTCATTCACTGCGGCGGCATTAAGTGCGGCAATTGGTGCAGGAACTGCTCTTGAAGATTACGAGCTTGTTTCTGGGTTTATCATTGCACAGCATAACGCTGTCAATAATACTCCGGAATATATGGGTAACAAGCTTTTCATGCCTGCAACCGTTCTCAATCACCTTGCAAAGACTATCTTGAATAGTGCGTCAGGTGACAAGTCAATCTTAATGAGCCTTAAAGCCAACTTCCCATCCGTTGACTTTATCGCAACTGCAAGAGCGCAAAGCGTGGGCGGTGGTCGTGTAATGAGTATCGTTGCAAGTAATCCAAACGTTCTAAAGTTTCGCTTACCTGTACCACTCAAAAACGCCCCACTCGAAACAAATGGCTTTCGTAAGTCTACAGATTACGTTTACAGAATTGCTGGCGTTGATGTGCTTGAGGCGGCTGGTGGACGTATCGCAACGGGGGTTTAATTATGGCTACCAAGAAAAAAGAGGCGCAGAAATACCGTTGTAATTTCTGCGCTCACAAAACTATTTATATCGGTGACGTAATGATATTTGATGGTTTTGAACTGAGTGATGAGCTTGAAAAAGACAAGCAATTCATGCAAGCGTTTAATAGAGCTTTGGAGCTTGGGACTATATGTCACTGTTGATCGATTTTAAAACAAGGTTTCCTAATTTTGATACTGCGAAGGTTGATGCCGCATGGCCTGCAATTGACCCGTCATACTTATGTTATTTCGGTGTTGAGTATGGTATCGGCACGGCTTGTGAAGATCAGATAATCCTTGTTTTATGCGCTCATCTTTTTACACTCGAAAGCACTACAGGAACAACCCCACGACTTGCCGCAACTAGCAAGTCAGTGGGGAACGTTTCAACAAGTTACGCAGTCGGTGACGTTAGCTCCTATCGTTCTTTTTTTATGTCGAGCAAGTACGGGCAACAGTTCGTGCAAATGACTAACGGGCTTGCGCAGGGAGCAATTTTTGTATGACACCTGCCGAGACACAAAAGACGCTTCTGGCGTATCACAAGAACTTAGAACAGGTTAAAAAGAAGTCTGTCTTTGTTGGTTTGCCGAAGGGGAAAACTGGTTCTAAAATATACAAAGACGGTACAAGCGTTTTGGAAGTTGGCGCAAGCCATGAATACGGAGTGCCTAGTCGAAACCTTCCAAGGCGGTCTTTTCTCCGTGTTCCTTTTGCGGTAAAAAGAAAAGAGTTAGAGATTGAAATAGCGAGGCAGTTTAAGAAAGTTTTTGAAGGTAGGGACTCGATAAAGGCATTGAATATTATTGGTGTTACTGCTCAAAACATTTCTCAAGGTGCTTTTCGTAGTCGTGGTTATGGGACATGGAAGGATATAACCGACGCTACAAAAGATAATAAAGGTTCTAGCCAAGTCCTAATTGACCAAGGCACACTGCGAAACTCAATAACATGGGTGGTCTTATGATGCCTGATATGTCAGATGTTCTTGACGAATACGCACAGACGATTTTAATAAAAGAGATCACGACTACAACTGTTGATTTTGAGCCAACAGAAACAATTGTGGCAACGGTAATTGAAGCAGTTGTACAAGTTGCCGATACCGAGAAAATACAAGTTTCTGATATTGATTACAGCAAAGAATACATACAAGTCCACAGCACATACCAGATGGAAATAAACGAGATAATCGAATGGCTCGGCAAGGACTACAAGATACGTTCTAAAAAGAATTATAGCCAATACGGTTACACAGAAGCCATCGGCGAGGAAATCAAATAATGGCGTTTATTGATCCACTTAAACAGCTTGCACTATATACTCGTGACCTGCTCGAAGTATCGGAGAGCATGATTAAGTTTGGGCGTACTAACCACGATAAGCTAGATTTTTCCGAGAATTTAATTGTTATTGATGGATTAACGCCAGCGGTAAACATTGGATCGCAACATAAGTATGACGGCGCAAATGAACTAAAGACAATTACCAAAACGGTTTCGGCAGAGTTCGCCCTTAACTTTTACGGTGAAGATGCTCAAGAAAATGCGATGATCTGGGCAACACTCAACGAATCGCAGAAGGCACGAAACTTAGGATATACGCACAAAATAACGGTACACCGGGCAAGCGGAATAACTGATTTACGTATGCTTGCGGGAACGGGATACACAGAACGCTTTGAAATAACAGTAAAGGCAACGTACAATATCACAAACGAAACGGAACTTTTGAGAATAAACAGTTCTCAAATTGACATAATCACGGACAACCCGGCAGGGGCGTTCACAATCAACGTACAAGAGGCTTAATATGGCTGACTTATCAAATGTAGTCAATGTCGGGATTTTAGCAGAAGGAAAGGCGGTGGCAGGTGACAACATGAATGTCGTTGCTATCTTCACAGCAGATCAAACAAAACTGAGTACTAATAACCGTTATGAATTGTATCGAAACTCGCAAGCGGTAGATGCTGATTTTGGTTCAGAGAGTGAGCCTGCTTCTTTTGCCCGTTCATTTTTCGGGACTTCACCTAATCCGGTGTCTGGTGGCGGTGGTGTTTTGGTCATGGCGTACTGGCGAGCGGAAGAGGAAACACTTCCAGCAAGTGCGGCGGTATTATCAGGAGAGCAATTAAGCCAGGCCGTCGTCGTCCCACAGCTTCAACAAATTGATGACGGTTCTTTTAAGATCAGTATTGACGGCGTTGAAGAAGATGTAACGGGCGTTGATTTCCAGAGCATTTCAGACCTTGCCGAAGTGGTAACAATCCTTAATGCTAATATTTCTGGTGGTGCTGTAACTGAGAATGATAATAAAATAATTGTTACATCTGCTACCACCGGGGCAACATCCTTAATTACATACTTTACAGCATCCGCAACTGGAACGTCAGTTGGTGCAATCTTGGGCATGAACGCAAACAGCCTGGCAAGTATTGTTCAAGGTGCTGATACTTCAACAGTTGCCCTTGAAACAAAGCTAGAGGCCGTTTCAGCGGTTAAGGCTCTTGTAAACTATAAGGGATTTACCTTTATTGATAATCCAACAGATGCAGAGTCCGAGACCTTGGCAGAGTGGGCGCAGGCAAACAATGTATTGGGTTATGATGTTTTTGATAGCCCGTCAAATCTCGAGAAAGCTACCACCAACCCTGTATGGAATATCAAACTAGCAGGCAAGACGAATTACAGGATGCTTTACAGTAAAGCGGGTAACCGAAAACTTGCCGCCACATATATGGCACGCATGCACGTTGTCCTTTTTAATGGTCAAAATACTGCGCTTACAATGAACTTGAAAGAATTGTCAGAAGCCGCTGAGATTTACAGCCAGACCGAGATCAACAAGGCATCTCAAGTTGGGTTAGACCTGTATACAGTTTTCGGAAACAATGACGTTCCAAAGACTTTGACTTCCGGAGCAAATGATTTTACCGACAATCGTTATAACCTTTTGAGCTACCAGAATGCATTACAGGTGAACGTATTTAATATTCTGGGGATCACTGCAACGAAGATCGGACAAGATATTGAGGGTGTCAGTAAATTGGTTGACGAATGCGTTAAAACAACTGAGATATATCGCCGTGCTGGTGTATTCGCCCCTGGCACTTGGTCAAGTCCTGATAGTTTTGGTGATCTTGAAACATTCAAGCGGAATATCGAAACAAACGGTTATTACTTTTTGGCTGGTTCTCTGGCTACTCAATCGCAAAATGATCGGCAGGCTCGGAAGTCTCCGGTTATTCAGGGAAGTGTAAAACTGAAGGGAGCTATCCACAGCGCAGATATTCTGGTTAACGTAAACGTTTAAAAAAAAGGACTTAGACAATGCCAAATTTACCAGCAGATGCAACTACCTTTGTCCTTAATGGGACACCAATAAATGACCTAGTGGACGGTGACGTGGTATCAGTAACCTACGCCAACCCACAGACAACCCAGATCAACAGTGGCAACAACACAACTATACAGGAGCGTAAAGACGCACAGGTGGCAGACGTTGTCGTTAACGTTGTAAAGTATTCTGACAGTGACGTATTCTTGAACAACCTACAGAATACTAAACAAAAGAAAGCGTTCGAGGGTAGCCTCAAAACTCTTTATTACAAAGATGACAACGAGACTTTCGAGACATACCAATTGACTAATGGCTCATTTACTGCAAAGCCTGCCGATATGAAGAATAACACGGACGGAAACGCACTAATGACCTATACACTCCGCTTTAGCGCATTGAGGTTGATTTAATGGACGCACAGCAAGCCAGAGACGTTATCGCCACTTGTTACGCAGACAAGGAAATGGAGATTAACGGGCGAAAGTATAAATTTCTTTCGGCAACACACAAAAAGAGATTGTCCGTTTATTCGTATATGACCGGAATCGCTCCGCAGTTGGCAACTGGTAACATGACCTTTATGGATACGCCAGAGTGGGACAGAATAGAGAAAATAATCTGCGAATTGATTACTTTTGAAGATATGACGCTTTCAAAATTGTCGAACCATTGGGACAAATTCCCTCAAGATTATCTACTTTTTTGTACCACGGCTATTCAGGTAATAGCGCACCCTTTTTTGGCAGGAAACCCTACAGATTAAATGTTCCAAAGTTTTGCGGTGGGGTAAATTATATCAAAGAAACCAACCTTGACTCTTTTACAATGCAGGTATGTAATCTAGTCAAGGCTGGCTTCGGATCGTTAAGAGAAATCGAAGAACTTGATAGCGATAGATTTCTTGACTTGATAGAATATGAAGCAATCAGCATGGACATAAACGCTTATATTTCAAAAGGTGAATGATGGCAGTCGTTAACGAGGTAGTAACAGAATTTAGCTTTAAAGGCTCAACTGCTCCGCTTGCGAAATATACCAATACGCTTGGCGTGGCAGT